ATAAAACTGCAGAAGAAATTACAGAATACGATACTGCTGTAGCAGTACAAAACCGTGATCTTCGTAATAGTCTTTTATCTGAGACAGATTGGACAGGTCTTTCTGATGTTACAATGTCTGCAGAGATGACTACTTACCGTCAAGCTCTTCGTGATATTACTACACACGCAAACTGGCCCAACCTTGAGCCAGATGATTGGCCTACAAAACCGTAAGGATAAACTGAGATGAGTAAAGCAAGAAACTTAGCAGATATTGTAGCAGCAGGTCAGCCACTTGCGGATGGTACTATTGAAACGACAGACATTACGGATGTCACTGCTAGTGCTACAGAATTGAACTACACAGATGGTGTTACATCTAATATTCAGACTCAGTTAGATGCTAAGATGACACCGACTTATACAGGTGACGTAGACATTACTGGGAATATCACTGTGTCTGGTACTGTAGATGGGCGTGACATTGCAACCAACATTCCATCAACGCTTGGCACTGCGGGTCAGGTTTTGACTGTTAATTCAGGTGCTACTGCGGGTGAGTGGGCTGATGGTGGCGGCGGTGGCTGGGAATTAATATCGACAACAACAATATCAGGTAACCCTAGTTCCGTTTCAATTAGTTTAGCAGATTATCCAGTTTTGCGTTTTGAGTACGTTGAGATAGAGCATTCTGCAAATTCTGGTCTGTATCTGAATGTAAAAGCCAACGATGGTACAAATAATGTAACCTTTCGTGGCGCACGTTTTATTGAAACTTGGGCATCACGATCAAACTCTACTTTAAATAATGCTAGTCTTTTATTTGTAACTCAAAGTAGTGAAACTTCAAATGGTACGGTACTCCTTTACAATGCATATAATACTGGAAAAACAGGGATTTATGCTTTTGGAGGTAATGTAGATACTACAAACAATTACTATGGTACAGAAAGGTTTACGGGAGGTAGTAATGGTACATATGCGGATGATGCCGTTCCTTCTGTCACGTTCAATCTAAATCAGGCTGCAACAATGTCAAGTGGAACAATATATCTTTATGGTTCTACCACATAGGAGATTATAATGGCGAAATTATTAAAGCAAATAGGGGATACGTTGGTTCCTATCGAAGGGGCTGAATTAGAGCAATTCCTTAACGATCAAGCAGCAGCAGCCGTTGAATTTGCTCGTGAGCGTCGAAACAGCCTTTTAGCTGAAACAGACTGGCGTTTCCGTTCAGATTTAACAGTTTCACAAGAATGGATTGACTACTGCCAAGCACTACGGGATGTCCCAGCGCAAGAGGGCTTCCCAGAGAATATAACTTGGCCTATTAAGCCTGAATAGTTCTTGTTATTTAAGCCTTTATGAGTTAAACTATGAGTGACATCAAACTTTCTCCAGAAGAAATAGAAGATATGCTAGATCGTGCAGCAAGACGTGGAGCTAAAGAAGCCCTGCGTTCTATTGGCTTACTAGACGATGACGCACATAAAGATATTACAGAGATGCGTAGCTTGTTGGAAGCTTGGCGTGACACTCGTAAGTCTATCTGGTCTACAGTAGTAAAATTAGCTACCGTTGGAGTCCTGACGTTTATTGCAGGTGCGGTATGGATGACAATGAATAAGTAACACAGTAAGCTTGCTTATAAGCGAACAAGGTATAATATAATGGCAACTGACTTCCAGTATAAAATTAAAGCTATTGATGCTAAACCCCATCCTATGACAGGAAATAAGCAGTATGAGTATTTGCTTATGATCGACTATGCAGATGGCGGTACTGCTATGGAACGGTCTGGTGTATTTAGCAGTAAGCAAGCGGCTACAGATGCTATTAATACAATGATAGCTAAACATAAGTCTTCTGTAGAAGGTAGACCTGTAACCATAAAAACTAACTATGGTACAGAGACACAGGAAGTTAATGCTAATCAAAGTTATGCCCTTGAAAAAGAAAAAGAGGCTCTTGAGCAGTCTCTACGTGACTTAACAGAAGACCCTAGTAACCCTGGTTATACTGTAAGCGGTAGACAGTTAGTAGATCAAGATACATATAGCTCTCAATTAGGTGCTACAAAGAAACAGTATGCCACACCAGACCCAGCTAAACTAGAGGCAACAAAAAACCGATACTCTGAGATTAACTCTGTGTTAAGGAGCCAAGCCCCTAATGCTTCTGTTATTAACCGAACACGGCAACGTTTAGAGCAAGAAGGTCTGACTGTGGGTGCTATCCAAACAGGTGCTACTACACCTACAGAAGATGGGCAGTTTGGTGGTACTGGTGTAGGCACTGGCACTACTTATGATACAACTACTGGAGGTGGTACTACTTATGTTGGTGACTCTACTGATGAAGGTGGTACACCTGTAGCTACTGATCCAACAGGCACTGGAACAGGCACAGGTACTATAGGTGGTGGTACTACTTATGGTCAACAACCTATTACAGGTACTTTCGGTACACCTCTACAAACTTCAGGGCTATCTGCTGTACCTACATTCAACTATAATCAGCCTGTACAACAACAGGCAGGGTTTACCCAACAGCAGTTGACCTCGACTATGCCAGGTATGGGGGGTGCACCTACAGGAGTCCAAACAGTACAATACACAAATCAGTACGGACAGAGTATACCTGTCACAGAGTCTAATGGTCAGCCTATCACGTATGTGCCACCAGGATACACTAAAACTACTGGTGCTGCACAAGGTGGCCTTATGCGTAGAGGTTACGCTGGTGGTGGACTTACTGTGCAGCAGAATGAAGATGGTACGTCTGCTATAACTCTTAATGGAGAAACTATACGTACATATCGTGCAGGTCATAGTCCTTCTGTAATACAAGATGAAACTAAACGTTTGCAAGAGTCTCTTAATAAAGTTCAGGATTACTTAGCAACAAATGCTACACCTCCTCAAAACGTAGTTGATGCTTTTTATAACTCTACAAATCCAGGTGTTAGTCGTAGTATTTTTACTCGTATGTTTGGTAAGCTTCAAGAGAACGCAATAAATAAGCGTATGGCTGAAGAAGCCAAGAAGTATGAAAAAACTTACGGTGTCCAAACTAATGCAGAACGTTATGCGGATCGTGAAGGTTACGGTCAAATTACTGAGTCACCAAGTGGAGGCTTTCAACTTAACCTTCCTGGAAATCGTCCTACCTTTGCTACACGTGAGGCTGCACAAGCTTATCTTAGTGGGTTTAACCAGTTGGTTAATGAAGGATCAGCTCAGGCTTACATAGCTAAACAGCAAAAAGCAGACGGCTTCTTCAAACGCACCCCTCAACCCGAAGCTACCGATGAGTACAATGCTAAGAAACAAGCTGCACTAGAGTCATTCCGTGCACTACAAGACCTTCGTGATTATGAGGGTGGTCCCTTATCTCCTGAGTTAATAAAGAAAAGGGCAATCCTTAGAACAGGTGCTAACACTGCTACACTAGACCCTCAACTTCTAAAAGACCAAGATTTTCTTCGCCAACTCAAAGGTATGGGTGTAGATAAACTTGTGTCTGGTGGTATGGGACCAACTGGACTTCCAGAGTTTTCTGAGCTTAGAATTAATTCAGAGGGTACAGGTCCAAATGGACAGGAGCTTTTGTCTGTAAAAACTATGAGCAGTGGTATGGGGTGGAATGACCTAACCATACGTGACAATCTTGGTGGTACTATTCGTGGTAACGTATTCTTGGATTCAGACAGAATGGACCCGTCTGTTTTTAAGAATAAGATTGCTAGTTCAGCTGATATTGCAAGTGCTAACCGACTAGGTAAACCAGAGGCGTCTGAGTTTGCGGCTATAACTGGTCGAAGTCTTAATGAGTCGTTGAAAGCTCTTGGAGGAAACTTTGCATCTGGTGATATTCGTAACTGGGGTGCAATCCTTCAAGCTGGAGACCCGTACCAAGCTGCGATAGATGCTCAGAAACAGTTGTACTACAGGTATACTCCACAAGACTCTAGAGCAGAAAACACTGGTGCAGATCAATACATCCACCAGATACCCCAAACTTGGGACGAGATTATTCGTAACTATAGCACGGCTACCCCAGAGCAAAAAGAACTTCTATTAAGAGGGGATATCGTTAGGTTTAAGGACGTAAACACAGGCGAGATGCGTGAGGAAGTTCTTAAAAAACCTTCTGAAAGAACAAACACTACACGTCTTGATAGGTATAAAGACCTAATGCGTATTGGTGCTATAGACGAGTTTGATATAAAAGATTTTGAAAACTTACCTAACTATCCTGATGCATTCAGGGAAGAGTACGGACGTGACCCTACAGTAGAGGACTTTGCTGACTATGGCTACACTGATCCAGAAGGTAGTTTTAAAAATATTATGGGTGATCAGACTCAGGATACTACTACTATAGATGATCAAACAGATGAATTGTTTCCACCTAGTGAGCCAGACGAGCCTGTCACACAACCAACAACTCCTTATGGTACAACTTACGGACAACAACCTATAACAACAAGTACTACAGGTACAACTTTACAAACTGCAGGACTTTCTGCTGTACCTACATTTAATTATAATCAACCTGTACAACAACAAGCAGGGTTCACTCCACAGCAACTTACCTCAACTATGCCTGGTATGGGTGGAGGGTCCATAGGAGTACAGACAGTGCAATATACAAACGAATTTGGTCAAACTATTTCTGTAACTGAAAACAACGGACAGCCTATTACTTATGTACCCCCTGGTTATAAAAAAACAACAGCTGCTGCACAAGGCGGTATGATGCGTAATGGCTATGCTGAAGGTGGCACTGTAGATAAAGCTATTCTTAAAATAGCTCAGATGAATGGCTTCCAAGGCTCAACACCAGAACAAGCAAGACTATTTATGAATAGCTCAGAAGGTCTACGTGCTAAGGCTCGTGCTATTGGTGCTATGATGAATAAGGGTGGTGCTGTACTTTATGCACAAGAAGGTGTAGATGTACAACCAGGCACTTCAACCGATCCGTCTTTTGCTACACAACTAGCTGGTCAAACTAAAGACCTTATCGGTCAGACTATGACACCTCAGCAGTCTACTGTAAATTATATCCAGCCTACTACAGAAGACTTTATACCTACGGGGGCAGGTCAAGTAGGGGAAACAGCACCTTATGCTGAAGCTGCAACAGTGGGTACAGTACAACAAGCAGGTATACCTACAGTCACAGGTGCTAATACAATGACTCCTACTATGGTTACTCCTGGCGTACAAGGTGTAACTTCAGGTATGCAGCCTGTAACAGGTACTGTGTCGGATCAAGCTCAAGTTACCGCTGCACAACAAGAAACCTCTGCTGTATCAGACTTAAAAGCACAGCAAGGTACAGCCATTATAATGGATAACCCAGTACAAAGGGAAATCCAAGATGGTGAGCTTATCTCTGGTGCAGCTAATGCACAAAAAGCTGCAGAGTTTACAGAACAAATTGAAGCAGCTACAGCAGAGCCATCTGCTAAGGCTACCGTTCAAGGTCAGCTAGAAGGACTTATGCAGCAGTTTGAAGGCGGTAATACGCCTGCTTGGGCAGCTGGTTCTATGAGAGCAGCTATGGCTAATCTATCTGCTCGTGGTCTAGGTGCTTCATCTCTTGCAGGGCAAGCAGTTATTCAAGCTGCTATGGAGGCTGCACTACCTATCGCTCAGATGGACGCACAGACTACTGCACAATTTGAAGCTCAGAACTTGTCTAACCGTCAACAACGTGCAATGCTAGCTGCTCAACAACGTGCTCAGTTCTTAGGTATGGAGTTTGATCAAGCATTCCAAGCTCGTGTACAAAACTCAGCACGTATTGGTGACATTGCCAATATGAACTTTACTGCAGAGCAAAACATTGCGTTAGAGAACTCTCGTGCAGCTAACACAATGAACCTGCAGAACCTATCTAACTCTCAAGCTATGGTAATGGCAGAGGCTGCTGCACTAGCTAACTTAGATATGGCTAACCTAAGCAACCGCCAGCAAGCTGCAGTACAAAATGCTCAGAACTTCTTGCAGATGGATATGACAAACTTAGGGTTTGAACAACAGACAGCTATGTTTAAGGCACAGCAAAACATTCAAGCTCTATTCACTGATCAAGCTGCTGAGAATGCTGCTGCACAGTTCAACGCTTCTAGTGAAAACCAGACTAACCAGTTCTTTGCTAACTTGTCTGCACAGACATCTCAGTTCAACGCAGCACAACAAAATGCTATGGATCAGTTTAATGTAAATAGTATTAATGCTTTACGTGAGTTTAACTCTGAAATGCAAAACCAGCGTGATATGTTTAACGCACAGAACGGTCTTGTAGTTGCACAAGCTAATGCACAGTGGAGACAGAACATTGCTACACTAAACACTGCAGCGCAGAACGAAAGCAATATGAACTTTGCTAAAACTATGAATGCATTTACATCTACTAACCTAGATGCGTACTGGCAGCGTGAGCGTGACATTATGAGCTTTGCATTTACATCAGCTGAGAATGCTGCAGCACGTATGTCTGAGGTACTATTAGCAGAAATGAACGCTGAAGCTAAAGCTAAATATGCTGACGCACAAGGTAGAGGTATACTGGGTGCTACACTACTCAAGGGCGCACTCAACTATATGGCTGGCGGCAAGATAGTATAAGGTAAAACAATATGGCAAACAATGAACCTGGTTTAGCAGACGTTATTGTAGGTGCAGCAACTAGTGTGCCTACGTCAGAGCAATCAGTTACAAAAACTAGAGGTCTTATGGCTCAACAAAGGCCAGGTCTAGGAGTAGGCGAAGACCCTGACTATGATTTGCCTACCTATATTGGTGACTTATTGTCTACTATGCGTGATGAACGTGCTACTATGGATTACCTCAAATCTACAGTAGATGAAACACGCTTAGATGATTACGATTATGGGGTTGACGAACAGGCCCAACGTATGATAGACTCTGCAGATACACAGTACGATTATAGCTCAGGTGAAAGACCAGCTACACCTAAAACCCCTGAATTAAAAAATGCCTTAACTAAAGCTAAAAGTATAGTAGAAGAAAACATCGGCATCACTGGTGAGATGTGGGACATCTATAGAGACAAGGTTGGGTTTATCGAGTCTTCTAATACTTACAATAAAGTAGGTGGCTCAGGCGATCACTACGATGGCTACTACCAGATGGGTCAAATGGCTAAGGCAGACGCTAGCAAGATACTTGGTTATGATCTAGGTCACGATAAAGCATCACGACAAAAGTTCCGTAATGACCCAGCGCTTCAAGAAGAAGCAGTAGCAGCTTACACAGCGCAGAACCATAGCTATCTAACACAGAACTCTTCTAAGTATAGAGCATTACCAATAAAAGAAAAACTAGCTGTGTTAGCATACGCACACAACCAAGGATGGAAAGGTGCACGTGACTGGTTGAACACTGGCGTAGAGGGTAGAGATGCTTTCGGTACTAAGGGCACCAAATATTATAACGCTATCATAGAAGCATTCTAAAGTAGGACACAATAATGGCAGACGTATTCAGCGCCCCTATTCCTGGGCAGTCACTCACAGATACACCTAAGAACTATCCTTGGGAAAGACCAGCAGAGATTACTGATCCTCGTGAAGCTATCAAGTTTCATCTTGATGGTATTAACAGACCAGAAGCTCTCGACAACATTATTGAGATGCTTCAGTTAGGCATACCTGTTAATGCTTTATCTAAGACTGCACTTACTACAGCACAGATGGAAGGTATTCACTCTGTAGATGTAAGCCTTATCATTGGTGATGTCATCAAAGAAGAGCTTATTAGCATCGCTGAGGAGGCTGGTATTGATTACGTTACTGGTGATGAACCTTCTAAGATTGATACTAAAGAAAAAGAAGAACAAGAAGTCTTAGCTCTACTACGTAAGAAGATTGATGAAGCTGATGAGATGGACGCTGGTGTTGAGATGATGCAGCAGACTGCTGATATGATGGCTGACCAAGAAGAAGAACCGCAAGAAGACATCGAAGCAGAAGCTGAGCCTATGATGATGCAAGAAGAACAAGAAGAAACTATGCCACAAGAACCACGTGGCTTGATGGCGAAAGGTTAAGAGTATGGCAGGTTTTATGTCAGGGTTCGGCACTACGCTAGCCCAACTAATCGAAGAAGATCGTAAGTATTACCGTGATGCTGCAGCTAAACGCCGTGACTACATTCAGACATACGGTACTCGTGCTGTAATGGAGCGTGAAGATAAAGCTAATGCAGCGCTGGGTGTAGCTAATACGCTTATGAACCGAGGCTTCTCTAAAGAGTATGTAACTAGCATCGCTGCCAACAACGGTGTGCGTTCTATGGTTGAGTTTGCTGATCAAATCTCTAAGCGTACAGACTTAACAGAGAAAGACATTAAAGAGATTGAAGCTTCAGCTAAAGACTTTGTAAATGATAACCCAGACGAAGACCTATCAACTGTAGTTAAACGTGCTTATGGTCTATACAAGAGTACGAAAGACCCAGTTGCACGTAAGCGTAATATCTTTGGTGCTATGCTAGGGCTAGACGCTTCTATGATGGAAGATGATGTACTAAATGATATGTACATTGATGGCTATACAGGCTCAGACATCTATCGTATTATGGGTAGTGCTGGACCTGGGGCAGGTAAGCCTATGGGTGTTAAGCTTCCACCTAAACCCTTTACCTTCAAGCAGAACAATGACTTTATCAACGTGAAAATGGTGCCTAGCTTGGAGTCATCTATAGCTCAAGAAAGGGCATATATCCTTCAAGAATCAGCTAACAATCAGAGTTCAGAGACAGCTAAAACCCTTGGAGCTATGAAACTTAAATTAGATGCTATTGACGAGCTAATAAAAAACAATAAGTACTCTGAGGCTATGCAAACATACTTAGAGTCAGATAACCTACTATATAGATCGTCTTTTGCAGCGTCACTACAGCAGTTTGATGAGTTTTATGCTGGGTCAGTATCACGTAACCCTCTACTGACTGACTCATTTAAAACTACATACCTTACACAAATAGGTGACATTAAAGACGATGAAGCTGCAGCAGCAGGTACAACTGAGACAGCTGGAACTCAGGCTCCTGTTGTAACGACTGAAGTTAAACAGCCTCCTAAAAATGCTACTGTTACCGACACTGGCGTAATAAAGTTTGAAACTGTAGCGGATCGTGACGCAGCTGTTGAAGCTGGTACTATTCCCCTTAACGCTAGGGTAAAGGTCGGTGATGGGCCTATCGTTACATTCACTCCTCCTCCGTCTTACGAGCCAGTAGATACATCTATGACAGACACCTCATCTCTTGAAGGTGTAGCTGATGCTTCTGGTGTAAGTGTAGCTGAATTAATTGAACCTAAGCCAGAGCTTACTGTAGAAGAGCGTGTACAAGCTAAGCGAGATGCAGCACAAGGTGTGATTGACGCTGTTGATAGTAACGTATCTAGCTTTACCCAGCGCTTAGATCAAGGGTTTGCTTCAGGTGCAATGACTACAAACGCATACGGTAACACTATACTTGGTGGTGTTGCTCAAACAGTAGGGGCTAATGATCTGGCTGACTTCTTCTATACTCAGGCAGTTAAGTCTGAAGACGGAGCAGAAACTACTGAAGGTCTAATACCTGCAATCAACAACTTGTTAGATGAGTTTGGTGTACCAGACTATTCAGAGACAGATGATCCTCAAGTAGCACTAGATAAAGCAGTAGAGTTTGTACTCAGTGCTATCCCACAAAACAGTGAAATACCTAAACGTTCAAGTTGGACTCCTACTTCTCAGCCTGCAGATGAAAATGGTAGACTGCTTAGAACAGATGATATTTTATTTGATACGTTAGTGTATGACAGGCAAAATGAGCCTTATCCAGATTCATCTTACATAGATGATGGATACACTCAAGAGCAACTTGATCGTGTGAAGAAAGAAGTTGATGCAGCCTTTAAAGGTTCTGACTTAGACGCTGCACTTGACAGAGCACCAGAGCATATTGAGAAGCTAGGCTCTCAAGCTACGGATGCTTGGCGTAAACTTACAGCGGCAGTAAAAGACTTTAGTTTATCTGATGTGTCTTTGACTACAGCTGATGAAGACAATCCTACGCTTAAAATTATTGAGAGCTTAGGTGTTGTATCAGAAACGGAAGAGGATGTAGAAGAATATGCAAATGTATTTACTCGTGCATCTGATACACCTGCTTATAAGAGACTACAAGAGATAATCTCAGATCGTACTAATGTACCTAAAAGAAAAGCTAAGAAAGTAGTTGAGCAAGTACAAGAGCTAGAAATTGATAATGCTATGGCTGGCTATGTACAAAAGATGGATTTGATGGGGGCTACACCTTCACGAGAAGATATTGAAAACTTAAAGACTATACTAGAGCTAGAGCAGCTAATAGACACTGAGACACAAGAACTATATCGTGGTCCTATTAGTGGTAAAACTCTTGTTGAAAAACTAGACGATTTAGTTAATCCAGCCATAGACTTCGTTAGAGGTAAGAACGCAGAGGCATTTAGAAAAGCAGAAGCAAGACGTGGACGTGGTATACTAGAGAGAGACTCTGTTAATGTTGAGGACTCTCCAAGTCTATCGTTCTTAGCTGCTGAGAATGAACCTGATGCACAGACTAGAACAAGAGCACCACTAGGTGATACTCGTACTGATCCTGATGCAACTCTACCTACAAGTATGGTAGTAGAACAAATGACTACTCGTGGCAAGAGAGCTACACCATCTGGATTAATGTCACCACCAAGTAGCGGTGCTGCACCTAAGTTAGGACAAGCTGAGTTTGGTGATTTGATTGATCGTGTACACGGCTCATCTAAAGCTGCTGAAGCTTTCAACAACAAAGTGTCGTCAGGTAAAGTAACAGCTGCTGATGTAACACGCTTGATTAAAGCTACACGTAAACTACCTAAAACATCATCAAGAGGAAGACTACTAGAATCCCTATTCGACTTACGTGACGCACTGAATAAACGATAAGGCTAAGCACTATGTCTAAATATGATAGCTACTTTGGTCAACCTGTACAGGCAGAGTCCAAGTACGACAGCTACTTTGGTAGTCCTGTATCTTCGGACCGTCCGAACATAGAAGATCAGACTGAAGGAGCCTTTACTCCAAGAGGTGTGCGTGACCTTACACGTGATGATGTATTCAATCGTTATGCTGGGTATATGGACTCTCACTTTGGTATGAATGAGGACGACTACTCACGTCAAGAGATTGCTGATGCATATGTTAACCATATGCGTAAGTTTAACTTTGGTCAGTCTGTAACTACCCTAGAAGAACTAGCGTACATCAACAAGGTTAAAGGCTTAGATGATGAACGTCTGAAAGCTAAGCAACTAGCTGAGGCACGTGCTGCTTACGATACGTTTGACTCTATGAAGGGTGCCTTTGCTGACGGTACAACTGCTTGGGAAAAACTAGATGCAGTAGGTGACTACGGACGTGCACTTATTGTAGACCCAGTTAACCTTGTAGGTCTAGGCGTAGGTAAGCTAGTGTCAGGTGGTGCAACTAAAGCTGCAGCACAGGCAGCTAAGTATGCTGTACGTAAAGAAGCACAGAATGTAATCAAGAGTAAAGGTATTACTGAAGGTGCTCGTGCACAAGTTAAACAGCTTGAACGTGTAGCTGCTAACAAGATCATCAAAGAAGGTTCATTCAAGACAGCAGGCAAAGAGATTACCACTAATCAGATTGCTCGTAGAGAAGCACTAGGCGTAGGTGTAGTTGATGCTGTAGCTGGTGTAGGTATGGACGCTGTGTACCAGAACATTATGGATGATGTTGATCTACAAGATGGCTACAATATGATGCAAGGCTCTATCGCCCTAGCAGGTGGTGCGCTGGGTATGGGCTTAGGTTATTCTTTTGCTCGTGGCTTCCAGATGGATGAAGCTGATGTGTCCTCTCTTGGTGCTATCAAGTTCTTCCAAGCACAGGAACACTTAGCTAGAGCGCGTCAGCTTGCTGGGGATACATCACAGACTATTAAAGACTTAGATGTTAATGGCTTTGAAGCTAGTCTCCCAGGCTTCCGTGATATGGTAGAGACACTAAAGGACAAAGCTGCACGTGGTGAGCCTCTTCGTATGGAAGCTGACAAAGGTTATCTACCTGATGAGCTAGCTTGGCAAGAGGCTTTCTTTGCTGGGGTGTCTAACGCACTAGCTGACAACGGTGTTAAGTACTGGGCTAAGCGTGGTCCTCAAGACGGCTTCCTTAACTGGATGTCTGACCTTATGAAAGCTATGCCTGATAATGTTAAGGACCAGCTGTCTGACATCTATGATGATACACTAGGTGCTAACGTTGAGATATACAAAGGCAAGAAGCTGTTTGGTAATGAGGACGGAAAGTCTGCGCTTGATATGGTAGCTAGTGAAGTAAGTGATGGCGCTAAGCTTATGAACTTTACAAGCCAAGCATCTAAGGTATTCACTAAGCTAAAAGAACTTAAACCTGATGCTGATGCAGACGAGCTTATCGAAGAGTTTATCCAAGTAGAAGCAGGAGCACCAGCACGTGCAGCTGTAAACAAGATCAAGTCGGGTGCTGACTATATGCAGCGTAACCTTATTCGTATGCTTGTTACACACCCTGGTACTACTGCACTTAACTTGATTGGTTGGCAGACAGCTAGCACAATGCAAAGTATGGCTGACATTGTACGTGGTACTTTGTATGGTGGTGCCTCTGTGATTAACGCAGCTGTCTTGAACAAAGAAGGTGCAGCTAAGTTCGCTAAGAAAGCTGGGCTTATGTTCAGCCTACAGAAAGACAAGATGCGTAACTTGCTAGACCCTAATATGACGTATGAAGCGTTTATGGATTTCCTAGCGTTTAACCCTGCAGCACAGAAAGATATGCTACGTTATATGGCTGGCGGTGTAGACATTGAGCAGATGTCTCGTGATCTACAACTAGAAGAGTTCGCTGAGATAGCTAAGGATGCGCTGGGTAAGGATGCCATTAAAGATATTAGCCGTAGTAAGCTAGACAAAATAATGGATAAGATTCAGCTAGTCTATGGTGTTAAGCTGCAGGATATGGCTACTAAATCTCAGGAGTTTATGTACGCTATAGATAAGCAGATGCGCTTGAAGTACGATATGACTTATGTAGACTTCTTGAATGACCCTAATATGTGGAAGCGTATGATGGGGGACGACTATGCAGAGATTGTAAGTACAGCTTCTCAAGATGCACTACGTAACGTGTTCTCTAAGAGCTATGCTGATTCTAAAACACCAGTAGGTACAATCGCTGGGTTTATTGAGAGCTTAAGTCGTCAGCCTATCATTGGCGCTATGGTTCCGTTTGGTCAGTTCTTCAACAACACTCTAGCTCATATGATGGATCATACAGGTATTAGTTTAGCTCACAAATACTGGGCAGGTACAACACGTGATCCTATGGAGCTTTTAACTAAAACCTCTATTGGTCTTAGCTCTATCGGTGTACTGTCTCAGTTTGAGAAAGAGAACCTAGATGCAGGCTTAGCTTGGTATGAAGAACGTGCATCAGATGGGTCTATCCGTAACCGTCTGTATGACTTCCCTTATATATTCTACAAAGCTATTGGACGTATGGGTGCTCACATTGAGAAGGATGGTACAGTACCTCGTGAATTGTTTGATGAAGTAGTAGTAACCTTTGGACCTGGTAACCTTACTCGTCAGCTAGACGACAATATGAAAGGTATGTATGACATTATCTCTGATGCTGTTACCGCCGAAGACCCTGAGTATGGTCAAGCCGTAGTCAAGCTTGTACAGAACACAACAGCTATGTATGCATCAGGCTATACACGTTTCCTTGATCCAGTAAACCTCACTGCAAGTATGATGAAAGGTGAAGCTTACGTAGCACCTGATCGTAAGCAAGGCTCTGAGTGGGTAAACAAATCTGTACGCTACTCAGATGAACTACTGGAGTCTATCGGAGCTTACGTTAAGCCTGAGAAAAAGTATCAAGCTATTACTACAGAGGCTGATCAGGTTCCTATTGGTAAAGTGTTTGGTGTACGCTTCTCTCCTGCAACATCATCAGCTGAACGTGCATTCAACGAGGCTGGTATTGCTGATTGGAAGACTAACATACGTACATCTATCCCTGAAGCACGTAACGATATGAACCGTATCATATCACCTATCTTAGAGTATGAGTTTGCTCTACTACTAGAAAAGCCTAAGTGGAAGTCAGGCACACCAGAAGAACGTAAACAGTACATCTACGACACTATCAATACAAGTAAGAAGTTTGTTAAGGAGATTTTAGCTAACAGCTTTGACCCAGAGGATACACGTAGTCTGTTACTATATAAGCTGGGCGCTGGGGAGTACGCTAACAAGAGGCGCATACAGGAATACCAGAAAGAGTTTGGTCTAGATGAGGAAGAACTAACAGACCTAGAGCTACCACAGCTTCAACTCTTTGTAGGATACGTTGAGTTGATGGAAGAACTCAGGGACGAAAAGAGGGATGAATAAAAAGAGGGGGGCTTAGTTGCCCCCCTTTCTAGTTCTACTTAATGCCGTGTTTTGTAGCACAACTTCGTGCCCATAACGCAGCTTCTTTTAGAGCCTTAATAGCGTAATCCTTCTCATCAGCATTGTGTAGGTTATCATCTAAGTAATGTATTAAGTCAGACGCTGCATCGTCTAACCCTTGGATGAACTGCACACGCTTATGTTCAATGAAACGCTTAGCTTCTTCTTCTATACTAAATCCCATACTAACTCCAGTGCTGGGGGATGTTCGTGTATTCTACCATAAGTAAAACACACTGTCAACACCTATTTGTGTGTTTCTACCCAGCGCTTTCGCATTCGATTGAGATACCAGATAGCTTTGTCGATGTCCTCTAAGCCATTCTTGTATTCGCATCGCCACATATACTTTAATACGTTAGCTGCCTGTGGTGCTATAGCGCCTGACATATTCTCAGTCATAGCTTCTATAGCGTCAATGCATTCGATACCACTCTGGTTGTAGTGCACTGGTCTATTTACTGGATCGTTCACGTAGATACTCCGCTTGCTTGATTAACTTATCAGGGTCATCATTAGACTTACCCATACTGTGATTGCATCCCTCGCATACATAACCCCTAAACTTCCCTGTAGCGTGATCGTGGTCTAAGCATAGAACTTCTGGTATATCTCCACAAGCCTGACACTTACCGTCTTTAGGTTTAGGGTGTAGCTTCTTTAATGTATTTACAAGCTTACCCATTTCGCTCATACAGCTTTTACACTGATTGCCATACACACGATAACCGCCTTTTTTAAAGTAGATAGTGCGAAACTTATGTTCAGGTTTTACCTCATTACATATGCTGCAGCACTTATGTGCTTCATCTATGTTAGGTTTATTTTCTACTTTTTCATTGAATAGATCAAGTTGCATCTTGTCTCCACTTTAACTCAAACAAGAGTTTCTGTTGCTCGTACTCTGACATTATACACCATTCTCGTATCTCGTCAAGAGTTCTTTTACACCCCACGCAAAAGCCATCATTGTCTATACGACAGACCTTCACGCAGGGTGATGGGACAGTACCCAGTTTCTTTGGCCTATTCCTACTCACACTGACGTAAGCCAGTAGCAGGATCGAAGTAACAAGCACCACCTTCATCTACGTAGTCTTTTGTTTCCTCTACCTGTGGCTCCTCTACAACGTCCTCAGATGTGGATGCATTGAGGATACCGTATCGCTTACCTGCTGCACGGAATGTAGTACAACCAGATGAACCCCCATCATAGGCATCCATATACACCTGCTTGAACTCTTCCCACGTTACATCTTCACCTACGTTACACGTCTTAGAACAGGCTGAGTCAACAAAACGAGAGGCAACATTCAGTACCTTGACGTGATCGAACACAGACAGTTCGTCTGCAGTCTTACCCTTCACACCAAACACACGATAGCCGTAGTCCTCTACTCGCTCAACCTTGGGTCCATCGAAGGTCTGGATAGTTCTGTCGTAGTAATGTGAGAAGACAGGCTCGATTCCAGAGGATACGTTGTCTGCTGACAGACTGATAGTTCCTGTTGGAGCAACAGAAAGCAGATGGCTGTTACGAATACCGTGATCGCTAATGAGATTGCGGATATCACTAGGTAAAGACTTAGCAAAGTCACTCTCCAGATAAGCTTGAGTAAAGAGAGGAAACGGACCTTTCTCAATAGCAAGCTCGACAGATGTAGTATATGCAACATCCCTAATCACCCCCATAATTTCTTCAAGGGTCTGTAGGAATCGTTCACTGCCATACTCAAACCCTAGTGCTTCGATAGCATTAGCTACCCCAGTAACACCAAGGCCCATACGTCTTTTACTCTTGGCTTCTAACTCCTGTTCTTTTAGTGGATACGTTGCACGATCAACTACATTATCCATAGCACGTACAACGTGAGGGATGTCATTACGTAGTTGGTTCATATTGAAGACGTACTTACCTTCGTGCTCTACTACATACTTAGTCAAGTTGAATGAACCAAGTAGACACGCACCGTTAGGTGGTAGCGGCTGTTCACCACAAGGGTTAGTAGCTGCAATCTTCTCAGCGTACCACAAGTTATTCTTCTTGTTGATACGATCAATGAATAGGATACCTGGCTCAGCCCAGTCCCAAGTACTACGTAGTATCTGATCCCACAATGCACGAGCGTTTACTGTCTTGTGCACACGCCCATCAAACTTTAAGTCAAACTCTAGGTCATCCTTAACTGCAGTCATAAACTCATCAGTCACACCAACAGAGATGTTGAACTGTGTCAGTGTGTCACTGTTGTTCTTTGCTGTGATGAACTCTTCAATGTCAGGATGATCAACACGTAGGACGCCCATCTGTGCTCCACGTCTGTGACCTGCTGATGCAATAGTTCTACACACTGCATCAAAGATACCCATAAATGAGATAGGACCAGATGACTTAGACTCTAGTGATTTGATAAGTGTACCACGTGGACGTAGTGTACTGAAGTCATAACCAATGCCACCACCTAGACGCATAGTCTCTGCAGCACGACGAGCAGCTTCCATAATACCATCCATACTATCTTCAATAGTCATAGACACAAAGCAGTTGTAAGGTGTCACACGACGAGGTGCACCCATAGCTGACTGTACACGTCCTGCAGGTAGGAAGCGTTGCTCATAGAGGATTGTGCGGAAGTTATTAAAGTGTGACTCATTATCCTTCAAAGCTTCAGCTACACGTGTCATAGCTTCACGGAATGTCTCGCCCTTTGAGCGATACTTCATTGCGTGAATCTCTTCTGATATATCTATTGTTGGTCCAATGTCGTTACGTAATGTCATTATCTTTTGTCTCCTGATCCTTGTAGTGTGCCACGTGCTTTACGTCCGTAGAGCTTCTCTAAATTCTTCATAGCTAAGTCGTGCATATTAATGTTTAAGTCTCGTGATAGTGCAGCAATATACCACAGCACATCACCGATCTCTGCTGAGATAGCTTGACGATCAAAGTCACCATCACGCAGCATCTTCTTTACTTTGTTTGCTACTTCCCCTGCTTCACCTGCCAAGCCCAGCGCAGGATACAGGATAGAATGCTCGGCTTTGTAAATGGCTGTCTTGGCTGCTGCCTTTTGGTATGCATTTAATCCCATCTCTTTCTTACTGTACACGTCACTATAATATTCCCACGCTTCTAAGTCGCCATCACTTAACGTACTCATAGTCTCTCCTTAACTGTTATGTTTTCTGCTTCGACATCATCTACATCGTAGAATAAGTCTTTAATTAAATCATACACATCATCAATATGTGCTTCTTCTACAGAGGATAGTAAGTTGTTATCCTCATCTACTTCAAGAACAAATGTCACACTAAAACGTTTGTTCATTAGGCGCTCCCATATGTTTTACTGAAAGGTGTCAGTCGATTAGTTTCTAAGAAATCAGTTTGTGCTATCTCGTTACGCCGTTGCACAGCCATATCGACAAGCTGAGGGTAGTCCTCCATAAGATCAAACAGCGTAGCCATCAAGCTAGCTGCATCATAAAGTCTACCGTAAGTCTTATCATCTAGTGTCGTATCGTCGTGCGGCATAAGATACAGTGTCACTGTAGTGTATTCACCGTCTACTAAGCCTGTAGGTTTCAACACTACTGCAAACTCATCCTTGTCTATCTCACTCATCTTTCTCTGCCTCTAGTTTAATGTGTGTAGTTCTAAGTGGCTCACCTTCTTCTGCTAACCACTCTTCGGGTATCACCCTGTGTGCATACTTGAAGTCGTGCTTCTTACACCAGACTGCATACGTACTCTTGGCTCCCTTGTACAGCTTAGCATTAGCGTTACTAAATACAAACCTGATGTCTAACTCAGGGTGCTGCTCTCGTACTGCTACGTGCTTGCGTCTATCTTCACTATCGAAGATGCCCTTAGTTTCGATTATGATACCGTTGTCTAGTACGAAGTCTGGAGTGTAAGTTCTATAGCGTAAGTCCTTCCAGTCAATCTTGAGGTCTTCATATCTCAACCTCTTTTGTTTGTCCTTCAGGAACTTAGCTACAACTTTCTCCAGACCACTACGATACCTGCGAGGGTTATGTCTCTTCGCTGGCAAGTTCATCTCCTATAAACACATAGTCTACCATAGGTTTCTCTGCAGCCTGTGATACACGTGATGGCTCAGTAGTTAGGTTAGGCCAACACTTATGTTTGTATGCACAGAACTTACACGCAGAGTTGAGCACAAGATTACCTGACGCTTTCTTACGATACGTTTCAGGTACTGCATCAAAGCAACGCTCGAATGGTTGATCAGACTGTATGTACTCTACCGTCTTTTCAATCTTCTGTAGTTGCTCATCAACGTTAACATTACCAGCGTCAACATACTTGAACTCCCCATTAGCTTTATTGACTACCCACCAACCGCCAACCTCTTTGTCGGCTGCTGTAGCGTACCCTACAAGCTGACTTACATAACCAAAGCTATCGCCTTGTGCTAGTGTTTCAAAGTCCTTGAACTTATTCTTGTATGACCAAGGTGATGCAGACTTAACATCATCCACCTTACCATCAAGAACCATATCGTACTCACCTTGTATCTCTGTACCGTCAGACAGAGTGAGTACAACCTTCTCGTTATCCGTAAACTCTACATCAGCAGCACGAAGTAACCCTTTGAACATCGCCTCTACAATATCGCCTAGCATCATATTAACTAGGAAGTGTGGAGGAAATGGTGTCTTATCTTCAGGGTCATTCTTCTCGAACCACAACTGACAAGTCGGACGCCCAAGGTTGGACATCCGTAGTTTAAACTCGTCACGTGGACCGCCGCTGAACTGCTTACGCACAGCATCCGCTACGTCTTTACCTACCTGTTCGATCACAGCTTCATCAACTATAGTCTCACCTGCAAGTGCTTTCTGTAGGAATGTGTGTAGTGCTAGCTCAGCTGTGTGGTTCATTCTGCTGCAACCTCGACTTCCACGATGTCGTTGATCACCGCTTCAGCTTTAGCTGACATAGTGCCACCGCTACGCTCTTCGTGTTGGTCATTGATGTAACCATTCATCCCTGCAATCCAATCCATAAAGCTATCCAAGATGTCTTTGTCTGACTCGTCTAGCTCGTGCTTGTCTGCAAGGTCAAGCGTGAATGTAGCGTACTCACTACCGTTAGGCATCTCGTGTAGATCAGCACCAAGTGTAAGGTAGTACTGCAAAGGCAGTGCATTCTTACGCTCAATCTTCTTGAGTGCATCATCAACAGCCTTGATAGAACCACGGCTCTTCACGTCCAACACAAATGGAATCTCTTGTGCTGTGATAGATGAATCATCAATAGGATTACCCTGCTCATCCATAGCACCTTCCATCACTACAGTACCGAAGACTACCTTGGTGCGCTTAGTGTCACGCATCAACTGCTGTGTCTCTTTAGGTAGAGACTTGAAGTCTTCGACATAGCCTGATGGTCGGCCTGCGTTGAAGCCACCAGTGTTATCCTTCAGGTCACCATTCAAGTTGTTAACTAGAACAGTCTTGATCATCTCGTTAGCTTGAGAGTCCCAACGTGTCCACTGCTGGCGCTGGGCAAAGATGCGAACCTTCGGGTTTGTAGCGTACACGATCTTGTCGTCTGATTGTGTAAGCTTGTATGCACCAGCTGGAATAGCATCGACTTTAATAGTCTTGCCGTTGACTTCGATCTCACCTTTGACAGGCGAATGGATTTGACTGAAGCGAGGTAGCATTGAACGCTTACCACTTGAGTTCTCAGCTAGACCCATCATCTCTGCCAATGATTTACCTTCTGTAGCCAGTGCGATTTGATTGTTACTCATTGTGTATCCTTTCACATTTACACAGTTTCAAAGAGTCGTAGTTATAACACTAAACGTCCTTAGTGTCAAGCCAATTCGGACCGATTTTTGCTTCTAATAATAGAGGCACATTCATCTCTACTCCGTAAGCTTCTTCGATGATACGATTGAGATCATCGTTCAATGTATTTATCATAGCAATGACATACTCCTTCTCGTCTGGGTGAATATCTATTACAGCTGAGTCGTGTACTGTATTGACTAAGCAGGACTGCAAACCCTTGAGCCTCTCCTCTATCTCCATCAGTACGACTGGCACCACATCACCAGTAGCAAAGCCCTGCACTGGATAGTTCTTGATGTTAGTCATATGAGTCACGCTGCCATTCTCTCTACGCTTACAGTCAGGGAAAGCATACTGCCTACCACTCACGTTAGTAATCTTCAATAGGTTAACTGCTTCCTTGGCTAGCTTCTTGTGCCACTTAGCTACGCCTTTGTACTTCTCTGTGAAGTGTTCATAATACGCTGCGACAGCCTTGGGTCTTCCATAACCAGTTGCGCCAAAGAGGGGTGCGAAGGTGTGCTCCTTAGCTTCTTGGCGTGTCGTTGGTTGACCAGCATCAGTGATAACTTGCGCCGTGTAACTGTGCACGTCGAACCCTGTGGCGATCTCTTGCATTGCAGTCTCGTCCTGTGCGAGGAACGCTGCTGTTCTAAATTCAAGCTGGGCAAAGTCGGCCTCCATCACGTAGCCACCATCGAAGCGAGACACGAAGACCTTCTTGATTGGGAACGTGTTGCCTCTTGGCATATTCTGCATATTAGGGTTACGTCCACTGAACCGTCCAGTAGCTGCAGTAGTCTGTGATAGATCAACGTGCAGCAAATCGTCAGGCTTAGTGAACAAACTGATACCACCTACAAAGTTATTCAGGTAGCTAGTGATAGCGTTTAACCTACGTAGATCAGCTAGGAAAGCCTCAGCCTCTAGCATACCTTTTGATCTAGCTGTAGCGATAAGTATATCAAGGTTACCCTTGGATGTAGAGAACCCACTATCGCTAACCCAGTCCTTGTTAGGCGGGAAGAAGTTGAGACCTGCTACTTGGTTGGTCTCTTCTAGTTTGTAGCCACGTGCATCACAGTCCTTGCACTTGTTAGGTCTAGCGTACTTGGTGCCATCCTTCTTGACTTTGTATGTATGCCCAGCGCCGTTGCACGTAGGACACGTGTAAGCTTTAGTCTTCATCACGTGAGTAGAGTTAGCCTTGACAGTAGAGCGATACTCATCGACTGTGTTGACGTGCTCAAATAGTTCAGCCCATTCCTTCTTGTTGTTAGGCTTCTTACTGTAGATCACTTGAGACTTCTGCTCAGGGGATGACATATTGATAGGCGTGTCTCCCATCAGGTCACGTACCTTAGCGTTGATGCGTGTCTCTAGTTCAACCTTCTCTTGCTCGAACTCTTCACGTACTTGCTCTAGTGCATTACGATCTACCTTGAAGCCACGCTGATACATACGACACAGAGTCATACATACCTTCATACTGATGTCACGTACACGTATCATTGACTTACTCTCTGGCTGTGAGAAGTCGTGCTCCTGTGCTAAGAACAATTCACGTGTCACATTCAAGTCACCTACAAGATACTCTGTCAGTTCAGCCAGTGGTATCTCATCTGTGTTGTACCCTTTCTTGTAGTACTCCTTGAGTGTGTCTAGTTTATACGATGGTAAGTTACGCACCTCAGCACAATGACCCAGACCCAATCCTCGCTTGACCCCACGCAGTAGTAGGTACTCACCAATCAGTGTGTCGTATATCAAGCCATCATAGTTGAAGCCTGACTCCCATAGCCAAGGCAAGTCGTGACGTGCGTTATGCATAATCAACAAGGTAGTCTCATCAAGCACTGCTTGTAGCACGAATGCTGCACCACCTGTCGTGTCTTTAGCTTCAGTGTGATCGAAGTTCAAGATGTGCATCTCATCTGTGTTATCTACATTGAGAGTGCCTACCTGTACAAGTATGTTACCAGGTTGCCAAGGATCAAGTATAGTCTTACCTTCTATCTTCTGGCTATTGTTTTCTACGTCTAATACTGTCCTCACTCTACTCTCCTCTTTATGCGCTGTACTGCGCTATGTCTCCGTCTAACTCACAGGTGATACGTCCGTGCCACCCACCGTCGAGTTTGTTCTTAGCAATAGTTAAGTACCGTGTCAAGTCCTCATCTGAGTCAACGCCCTCGACTTGTCTGTTCTTAGAGATCAGTATCATCAGATCAGCTTCAGCAGCCTTGCCTGTCTTACTGCCCTCCATCATTGACATATCAGGTTGTACTACACCCTCAGCTACAGCACTCAGCTGTGACATCCAGATCACTGCACAGTCGTACAGCTTAGCGATGTTACGTGCGTGGATAGCTGCATCCTTCAAGTAGATGTCTGACTTATCACCAGTACGGTTAGCAAACTTGTCACCCATATCTAGCACTACAATGTCAGGACGGTAGCTCTTCACTACAGCCTCAACCCAGTTCATATCTTTACCTGTGCTGTCCTTCATCTGTACGTTCTGCTTGACTGCATTGTACCGTGTCAGAGCTAGAGCTTTGTTCTCTACGATCTGCTTGATGTTCATACCTGATGATGCCTGTACATAACGTGCAGCTACACGTACATACTTCTCTTCGTTGGTAAGCACAAGACACTTAGCACCCTGATGAGCAAAGCCATTCGGTGCAGCGATAAGAGATGCGTGGAATGTAGTCTTACCTGTGTTAGGACGTGCGCCCACCATCACTAAATGACCACCACTGATACCCTCAACACGTTGTCGCAGGCTAGGGATGTTCATCTTCCACTGGCTCTCAATCTGAATACCGTCAAGCACAGTGTCTAGCTCAATGTCCTCGAACTTGATGTTGAGGTTGGGTGTAAAGTTATCCTTGTAATCGTCGAGCAAAGTACGCAGTGACTCCAAGTTATTCTCTTCGCCATTCACATACTTGAACCCAAGGTTAGCTACCTTCTCACCTACGTGCTGTTGAAACAAACGAGACATAACCTCAGTAGCAATCTCCTCGTGCATAGGCTGTTCGTTCTCTATGCGTTTGAACAGTTGCTTGTATGTCTCCTTGTTAGCTGTAGTCATAGTGCGGTTAGCTGTAAAGAACAACGCCTCCAGTTCAGCAGGGCTGACTGACTTATCGTAAACATCCATAGCTTGATCTAAGGCTTGCTTGATCTTACGCATATCTTTAGTGAACAACTCATCAGGACAACGTATTCCTTTGTGGTTGTCGTAGAACTCTTTGTCTAACAGGGTACGTAGTAACGCTGTCTCACTCATCGTCGTAGTCTCCTCTACTTCGTAGTACTAAGTCCTCTAGCACAGTCATTACTGTAATGAAAGGCCAAGTCAAGGCTAGCCATATGTGTGCGTTAGGTCTATCAGGATCAGCTGCATCTGTAATGTACAGCAATAGGATAGCACCCAGGCCATACATAACTAACAGACCGTAAATAAAATGTAAGTCTAACAAAAACTATTCCTCCTCGTACTCCATTAGTGCATCCCACGATACAGGATATATCTTAGCCATAGTCAAAGCAACCTTCTGTGCTACTAACTGTGTCTCTTCTTGTGTGTCTGACTTCAAGCGTAGGCTACACATCTTAGCAAAGGCGAACAGTGTACCTGACCAGTACCACTCCGTCATCATAGACTGTGGTAAATGCATACGTGCTTGTTCAGGTGTTACACCTTCATCTAGTTGTTGGTTGTAAAGCATTAGAGCTTTTGTGTTGTAGTAGAACACATTCGCATTACTCTTTACTTCACCTTCACTGCCTTGCTTCTTATCAGCACTACGTCCACGCCACACATCAGGTACGTAGAACTCTGGCTCACTATCCACGTACCGCCTCGACACTTCGTTCCAAGGCATATACTCGTGTTTCTGAAGCTGACGTGCCACAAAGATAGGTGCCTTGACGTGGAATGTAACAAACGTGTGATTGAATGGTGACTTGTGTTTATGCTTAGCGAGATACTTGATTAGCTTAGCGTCTTTAGGTTTCAACACTAGCTCCTCACCGTAGTGTATGCGTGGCATCCATTCGCTTTTCTTACCGAAGCTAACACGTGCTGCGTTAACTACAGATATGTCTGAACCCATATGATCTATGTATGTTACTTCAATCAATGTATCATCTCCTTTAATCTCATTATATCATCTTGTACACCATACTTGATGTCGTCGTCAAGTAGTAATGCTCTTGTAGGTAGGCCAGTCCATAGCTCTACCTCTCGCTTGTATTGCAAGGTCTTGTGTGTAGCGTCCCTGTCTAACGCTATGACTACCTCACGAAACTCACCCAAATGTTTCATTATTGTAACATTAAGTGATGTACCTAGTATGGCAAACCCTACTGCGCTGGGTGCAAAGTGTGACACTTTTATCGCACTTATCACATCCTCAACTACTACAGCTACATCTGCATCAGGGTTCACCCGCTTAGTAAAGAAGTCAGCCTGACCTGAATAGCGATACCATTTAGGTACAGCACCATCAAGTGCACGTCCCACAGCATCCAGTAGTCTACCGTTGTAGTGGATAGGGAACACAGCACGTCTGTCCTTCACGTCATACATCAAGCCCTCGTTGTGCAGGTCATACTTGTCGATAAACTTATGTAACAAAATGTGATCAGACGTAGGCTGCACTACATATTCTGGATAAACTAAGGGCTGTAACTCTTTGTTTTCATTAGTGTTTCTAGGCTGAGCCATACGCAACTTGAGTTCCTCGACAGTCATATCTGTAGAGTACGCACCCTTGAGCTTACAGTCTAGCTTGAAACAGTTATACACATAGTCACCGCCATCCTTGAAGCACGTGAATGTGTTACGCCCCCTGCAGCTAGGGCAATCCAAGCGCAGGGAATCTCCATCCTTTAAGTTAAGTGTATCTAGGAAGCCTCTGATATTCATTCAGTAATTCCTTTGCGTTTAGCTAGTGCAGCTGATGCACCGCTGAGTGTGTTGACTAGGTAAGGCTTAACACTGGCAGGGTTCTGGTGTCCACTCACCTGCATAATACCTACGAGATCAACGCCTGCTTCCACCATCTCAGTGATAGCTGTGCGGCGTAAGTCACGTGCCTGTAAGTCAGGGTCTAGTCCTGCCTCATCCTTAACGCGATTGACGTAGTGATGTATGTCAGTCTCTGAGTATGGATTGTAGCTACCACTCTTAGGCTTGACGTGTGGTGCTACGTATGGTTGGAACCCGAAGTCTTCCTTCTGTTGTTTGAGCATAGGCATTAGCCCATCATCAATAGGCAGGTGTACCTCAGCGCCACGCTTAGACTGTGTGATGTCTACACGTTCCTGTTCAAAGTCGATAGCGTCCCACTTGAGTAGACGCATATCACCTATACGTTGGCCCCACTCGTATGACATATGTACGATTAGACCTATGCTACGGGACCACCAGTGTGAGTACGCTGTGTCTAGGAACAAGCGCACATCATCAGTCGTCCACTTCACATTGCGAGGCTTGTCAACCTTACGCTTCAGCAGGGACACAGGATTGTACAAGAGAGCCTCGTGCCGACGAGCTAGGTTAAGTACTATACTCAGGCACGAAGCGTTGTAGTTAGCTGCACGTGGGCCTCTCTCGTTAAGCCACGTGTCGTAAGCGTAAGTGACGTGCTTGAGGCTGATGTCACGTAGCTTGATGTTACCTAGCACCTTACCTTTCTGCACCTTAGTCATACAAACTACAACCAGTCTAGTCTCGTACTGCTTCTGTGTTGGGCCACTTAGTTCAGCAAAGGCAGGGCTATTCAAGTATGCAGTGATTGCATCACGCAGGGTGTTAGTACCCTTCAAGTCTAGCTGTTTATGTTTCACCATTTTTTCCTCACTTTCCAGTATGCCCAACACTCTACACAATGTCCTTGCCCTAGCACAAGATCAATGAAGTACACAACGTTAGGTTTCTTTTCCTTTTGCCACTGGTAGTTCCTTGCGCTGAACGTCTGATTGTTTTGTCCTCCGAGGATTACGTTTATCAGTACGCTCAGTGCTGTCAGTACTCGACTCAGGTAGATTACCAACCCAGTGTGTAACATCATCAGTCGGGTCATCCTCTTCTCCACTCTCTTCTGTCATATTAAAATACTCCAAAGCCTAGACCAAATGTAACCCACGCCATCAGTACGATGGCGCAGTACAATAGTAGGTCTTTAAAAATTTGGAACATACAGTTCCCCCTTGTCACGTAGTGCATCAATGTGGCGTAGCTCTTGACGTAAAGCATCAGCCTCATCGAACTCACCATCCCAGTCAGCATCGTCGATAGCACGAGCTACACGATTATGCTCCTCATTGATAGGTGACAAACGTGGATCATCATAGTTAGGCATCTTCATACTCCTCTTGGTATTCTTTCCAGTTCTCATACTCATCATCTAAACTCCACTCAGAGATTAGATCACTAGGTACATTATCAGACCAGTCATCATCTGTAAAGTCTACTTCGTAGCTGTTGTCTTCGCCTAGATCATACAGACCTATGAAGCACATACCTGGCTCATAGTATGACGCAGATATTTTGATGTCGTGATTAGCTTCACCATTCTGATAGGCTGCGATGGGTGGACCCCACGCACTATCAAAGCTCACGTAAGCAAAGTAATCACCTTCAATCTCTTCAGGTCCATCTACAGTAGCGTCACTGATCTCCCACTTAGTACCCCACTCTTCGAGTGCTGTGCCGTAGTCCCACTCACCGATAGGGTTAAGGAACTCTAATAGTTTATCTTCTTGAGCAGCAGCAACCAGAGCATCCATCTTCTCTTTGGTTCCACTGACAGTGATTGTATTCATACACCAGTTAGGCATTGTTGTTCTCCTATGTATAAGTAAAGGCGGGGCCGAAGCCCCACTAGTTTAGCCTGCAAAGTGACGCACCTTACGTGAGCCACGCTTGTTGCCAGACTGTTCGATGTACACGCTGCGCTTACCTATGTGGTATGCAGTCATACAAGCACCACGTGTCACGCCAAAGCGTTTGATATATTGGCGCTTGCGGGTCAAGCCCTTGATGCCTGCGAAGTTAAAGCGGAAGCCAGTAGTGCCATCGTTAAGTGGTTTAGTTGCGAAACATACAAACATTATTTTGTCTCCTCTAGTGCTGTACGAATTTCAGATAGTAAGTTCTTGAGTTCTGCGTTGTTAGCCATACGAGTGTTAGGCAATATCTTCTCACACATATCAAGTATCTTCAGGTTTAGTTGTTTAGTAATCATTTGTCAAGCCCTCCGTCTATGACAATAAGTTTAGGTTTGTAGGCAGCCTTGGGTACAGGACGTATGAGTTCGTGTCTGTACTCAAGGAACCTATCGTAGTCATACTCATCGAGTCTTAACTTCGGACGGTCCGAAGATAGATCAAACCAAGCGAAGTTGAACAGGGTCTCAAGCAATGCAAGCATACGTATGCCTGACTGCTCAGTCCTGCAAGCCGTAATCAAATACTTGTTGTCGTTGATCACCTCGGAAAGGTAGCGGGTATCCTCGTCTGTCTCGTCGAGTGTATGCATAGTCATTGTTGTGTCTCCTTACATCTACTTTGTAATGTCTTAACTTCTTGAGCGTACCATCTATACGATCTTCAGGTACAGTTGCTATGAACTTACCGTCAATGAATATTTTATATGTATTCATAGCCTGCTCCTAGCATCACCTTTGTCGTAACCTTCTGGTCACCACCACCAGTTAGCACAGCCAATGTTGCTTTGTCAATAGGCTCTCCAGTGTCCTTAACTACGAAGCTGCTGTACTTGTATGGATTGTACGTCACCTCCTTGCCGTGAAACACAGCGTGGAAGTAGTTACGAGCACAAGCCTCGTCATCCTCTGGCAAGATGTAACCACGTACAAAAGCGTGGACATTCTTCTTACGCTCACGTAGTACACGCTCACGTCCTGCCTTACGTACTACGAACTGAGGGTTAGCGATAGCAATGTGATTAGTGTGGTCAATCACACGCCCTGTCTTACAGTCACGCACACTGAATAACTTCTTGTGCAGATTAAAGTATACTTCAACTCGTTTCATTGACACACCCTTTCTTCCATTTACTTACATAAGGTTTATTTCCTGTGGCTTCCGACACCTCTAAGTAAATAACCCATCCATTTATTTCTACATAAACCGATTCATCTGTACGTCTATCAACTCTCATCTTCCAATAACTCCACATCTGTTTCCCATACCCAATCACCTACACCGCTGTCGTTGAACTCGCCACCGTCAACGTTGTCCTTGATCCAACGCCACCATTCGTCCTCTGGAATATCATCAGGTACATAACCCTCCCAATCCAAGAAGCTAATCATTTGTGCTGTCGATCTAACTCTGGGCATCACTCATCTCCTCGTTAAGTAAGTAGCTACCTATAGTCTCCTCGACTATATCGAATAGCGTATTGAATCTATCTTGTGCATCATCCGTGTACATCACACAGTCGTGCACCTTGTCGTGAAAGTACAAGTCCTCTGGTGCAGTCACATTAGCATAGTACATATTCTCTAGTACAGCACCTGCAATCTCAGCTACAAGTTCTGTTCGTGTTGCTCTACATATTAGGGGCATTAGTTTTCCTCCTGAAGTAATCTCTGCATAAACTTTAGCATCTGCTCTTCGTACTCGAATGTGATCTGCCATTCGTTGTCAGGCATAGCATTCCACAGATGATACTGTCCGTCAGGATATGATATGATAAACTTATACTTCATTGTTCTAACTCCATTACATAAGGTTTGCTACCAAAGTCGGTAACGTTACACCAGTTATCAATCCACTTGCCGTGCAAGCAGTCACAGATAGTTTCATCAGGTGCATTGCCGTGCACTAGGTATGCCCAGTCTACAGGTGTAAGCTCCAGTGTGTCAGGGTTCACGGTGCATAGCTCAAGCTCTACCTCATCACACGCAGTGGCAGCTTCCCATATCGCATCAGGGTTGCGGCCTGTGTAATCTATCTCACCCTCCCACGATATCATTACTACGCACTCAGTGTGTGTAATCACATCGTTGATCATCTTGTATGCTACATCGTTACTCATTGTTCTAACTCCTCTGGTACAACATCCCAACCAATCCATTCAGTATAATAACATATCTGTTTGGCATCAGGTTCATCATACAAATCATCACGCTCTAAATTATCTGCCATATTACGAAGCTCATCATCAGTACAATCGTCTGCTACACGGCGTGTGACCTCGTATTCAACCGTAGTATTTAAACGTATCTTAACTGTCTTCATTGTTCTAACTCCATAATTGCAGTGACGTGATACTTAGACACAGCATCACCAGTTGGCAAGGACTTATTCATACCACCCTTGTCAGCTACGTAGTTACACCACGTGTTCCACCAGTACTCGGCACCTCTGCGTCTACACAGCTTAACGTAGTCACGTATCTTGCGGCGGCGTAGCTCAGGCTTGACCTTCTTGTTAAGCAGCAAGCTATCTTCGGACCGTCCGAGCATACGAATGTTGTGGCGATCCAGACAAGCCACCTCAAAGCCGCACATCTGTGCAATGAAACCCGCCTTGACCATACCGATAGACGGAATAGCCACAAACAAATCGACAGCCTCTTGAGCACCATCAATAGTGTCCTTGCCATACTGCTGAGCGATGGCGTTGATCTCTTCGTGCAAGCGCTGGGCGTTAGCCTTGGCATACTCTATGCCTTGCGCCTTGGTACTGGACACCCACTTGCTGTGGATGCCCTCCGCTTTAATAGATACACGCTGTTGTATGACACGTGAGAGTGGCATATTGATTGTGCATAGGGTGAACTC